CAGACGCTCACGATGATGGCCAGTAGGAAGCGGACGGCGGCGAATGGAGTCCACACGTAGCGCCACCAGGCGGGCATCCACACCTGGGCAGGCAGGAGCAGCGCAACCGCCTCGACCGCGGCCCACAGCTTGATTGTGCGGCTAGGGGTGAGTTTCCAGAGGGCAATGAGGCCGGCCGCGAGAATCAGACGGAGGATGTGGTATTCAGGCATTGGATTCCGTCCTGTTTTACAAATTCTTCCCATCTATTTTTATCGTATGGCGGTCGCAAATGGGTTTGCGGTCCAGCAGATGCCAACCGGCTGGGAGTTGCGGAGCGACCAGCGGCGCGAGGGCCGCGTTGGCTGTTTCCTGTACCTCGGTTCGTCCGCAGACAGTGCAGGAAAAGGAAAAGCGGACGTTCATCGGGAAGGGTAATATCATTTGGTCACCTTGACAGCCCCGAAGGTAACCACAGACGGAGACCCATGTACGGCATACAAGTTAATCTCGGCGTCAATGGGGCTATGAGTTTTGAAGGTTGCGTTGAGTCCAGAAACCACTGCGTTCAGTTTGCAAGCCACACCTACCTGGTTTGCGTATAGGTACTTCAGAGCATCAAACTCGCGCTTGTCTGTAAAATCAACATCCAGCGATAATCGCATCCGTCTCACTGCGAATGAAACGACCGGCTCCTTCTCGCTCACCAAGTCAATCTTGGGAACTTCGATGAGTTTCGCTGCGGCGGTCTCCTCAATGGCCCCGCCGATGATTGGAACGATGGTCGCGCCAACACCAAAGAGTTTCATGAGGCTGCGTCTATTCAGTTGTTCCACGTGAAAACGCTCCATTTCATTTTAAACGTCCACTTCAATCCTGCGGACAATCTCAGCCGCAGTTACGCCGTTGATCATGTCCAAGCCAATCTTTTGAAAGCGGGCCGCAAGTTCTCGGCGCATGATGGCGATGCCTTCTTTCTTTGAACGAGTTGCGAGGCGTTCACGAGACAGCCGATACCACCCTGATTGATAAATCGTGAAGCATTGCCGACACCAGCGCTGACCTTCTACCCTCTCTCTTTCGCCGCACTTCGTGCAGAGCATCACCAGTATTTCAGCATAACGCCCCTTTACGCGCAACTGTAATGCCATGACAATACGGGCTGATGGCCACGCCCACATTGACCCCCGGCTACCTGTTGATGGCTCAACAGCTTCAAGAGGCAGCGGCGATGCATGGCGAGGTGCGCAACCGGCTGGACGATGCAGTGCGGGCCGCACACCAGGGGATGGGCAAGTACGGCTACTACATCGACCACAACGGCGACGGTCAATCTGGCGATTGCATTTATTCAAGCGGCGGCGATACGATGTCTTGCCCGTACACCATGGACACGGTGGGGGGTAAAGCGGCCACGCATCTCGACACGGAGAATGCCAAAAAGGTTCAGCCGCACGTTTCGTATGAGGAAGTGGCCGACGACGACGATCACTACGCCTCGATGGAGGCTCAGAAGCTCTACGCGGACCTTGACTCATCGAAGCTGCGCGAAACCATTCCGGTATTTGAGAGGTTCATCTCGAAGGCCGAGCGTGCCGCCGCGGATGAGGGGAATTTCGCGGGAAAGGGCAAGAGCTACCCAATCCTGAAGCCGAAAGATGTGGGCGCTGCGGTTCATGCGATGGGACGCGCCGGGTCCGGCAATTACGGCATGGCGCAGTTGAAGTCCAATATCGTTAGGATCGCCAAGAAAAAGGGCTGGACCAACGAATTGCCGAAAGAGTGGCGCGACGGTGCGACCACTTCCGAATCCTTGCGCGAAGCCTCGAAGTCCAAGGCCAAAGTAGCGACCGCCGCGGCTGTAATGGCTACGCAGGCGGCCCACGATGCGACGGACGCCGCGGACAGCGAGAAGACCAAGGAAGCCTACAAGAAGGCTGGCAAGGCTCACCAGGACGCCGCAAGCGCCCACTACGAGGCTGCGGCGCTTCAGTACGGGACCGGCGACGAAGAAGCCGGCCGCGAGCATGTCACGAAGGCCATCAAGCACCAGACGAAGGCCGGGCAACTGAACGAGAATGGTTTTGCCCAGACCGCCTCGACCGAGGGGCAATCCTCGGGGTTGGCGCTGGCCGCGGACGAAGTGCCCATCCGTGAAGGTGCGGCGTTCTGCGAAGCGCTGCCGATTGTGGAAGCGGCGCGCACCGATTATCCCATCAAGATCATCACGCCGGGCTGGGGTTCGACAGGCTATTACTCGCCCGAAATCTTAGAGCGAGACGCCAAGATCTTCAAGCCCGGTACCCAGATGTTTTGGGACCACGCCACGGAAGCTGAAGAGAACGCGCGGCCCGAAGGCCGGATGGATGACCTCGCGGCGGTGACCACCTCCGAGGCCAAGTGGGAGCCGGCCGGCAAGGACGGTCCCGGCATCTATGCGCGTGCCAAGGTCTTCAGCGACTACGCCGACAAGGTAGCCGAGAAGGGACCTCATACCGGATTGAGTATTCGGGCCGCCGGTCGCGCAAAACTGGGCGAAGCGGAAGGGCGCAAGGGTTTGATCATCGAAGCGCTCACCCACGCGCAAAGCATCGATTTCGTTACCAAGGCTGGCCGCGGTGGCCAAGTCCTTACAGAGTCGGCTGGCGGCTCACCAATTCAGACAGAGGAGGCAGCGGAAATGACCGCGGCAGAATTGCAGGAAATCAAGGCTCTGAGGGAGGCCGCGCAGAACAACGCCGCCGAACTGAAGCGGCTGCGAGAGCGGCAGGCGACTCTCGATGCCCAGACGGCCATCGCCGATTACTTCGACACCTCGAAGGGTGGCGTAGCGGTCGGGCCGGTCATCCAGCGTAGCGTGGCGCGGTACATGGAATCGCGGGCGCTTCCATTGAACGCGGACGGCTCGCTTGACGTCGCCAAACTGAAGGAGTCGCTGAAGACCGCCACGCAGGAAGAGGCTGACTGGTACTTCAAGCAGACCGGGCGCAAGGTGGTCATCGGGCAGGGAGCCAGCGGGCAGCCGACAGTGCTCAGCGAGGCCGACAAACTAGCGCAAGAGACGCGCTTGAAGGAAGCCCGCAAGGAATGGGGCAAGACCTTCGCCCTGACCATGGGATTCCGTCCTGAACAGAAGATGGCCCGCAAGATCATGGTCGAAGGACGCGGGGCGTTCGATTACAACTACAATTCCGCCGACCACGGCGCCAAGGTAACGGGGGCCGGTGTGGCCCTGGAGGGATAACCGATGTCGGTAAACCAAATTGACGCTCGCGGCGAGCATTTGACGGTTCCAGCGCCCATCGCCGATAACGGCGGAATCGGCCCAATCTCGGGCGAACCGCTGATGATGGGCAACCTCTCGCGTGACAGCGGAGGGCTGGCGCTGGTGGCCGAAACCAGTTACACTCCGCCCGGCTCGCTGGTGCCGACCGGCAATATCTCGGTGAACCTCATCGGGGTATTCGCTCTTTCGGTCACGGCCAAATCGGTGCTCAGCCCGGGTACGAATGTGGCCATCGCACCCGGCGACAAAGTTTATGCCGATGGCGGGACGTACGATTCCGTTAGCGGTATAACGTACGGGTTCACCCTCGATGTGAACACGAGTGGCTATTACTTCGGTAATTGCCTGGACACGGTGGTAGCAGGCGTGACGCAATACGCGCGCATCCGCTTGAAGGTGGCAGGTTAAGGAGCCAATCATGAAATTCCTCGAATACATGCGGGAATCGGAGCGCGAGAACGGACGCCTGGGCGTTACCTTCGATGGTGCTGAGGCTGGCGGCGGCGAGGCCATCGCCGAGGCTCATGTTGACTGGCGGGCGCGAACGCAGGGCGCGCGGGTAACCGGTGAGATGGAATCCGGCATTCAGCCCGAGACCCCGGCGTATTTCAAACGTACCGGGATGGTAGACCCGCGAGTCTATCATGCCAATCTGAATGAGGCCCAGCGCCTCATTGACAAGGTTCTGAAGGGCGACAAATGGGCTACCCTCCGGATGGAGGAAGCCATGACGACCTCGGACTTCCCGTATCTCTTCGGCGATGTTCTGGACCGCTCGGTGCTGGCCAATTACGCCGAGACGCCGTACACGTGGTCTTCGTACGCCTACCGCAAGATTCTCTCGGATGTGCGGCTGGCGCGTATGTTCCGCGTGGACCGCGGCGCCAGTGTCCTCGACGGTCCCATTGTTCCCAAGACGGTTCCAGGTCCTTCGGGCACCGGGCCGAGCGGCTTGGAGCAAGTGACCGAGTATCCGATGTCGCAGCGTGTGGTCACCGACTACACGGACCAGCTTTTCAAGTTTGGCCGGCGCATGGATTACTCGTTCGAGACGTTCCTGAACGATGACCTCGACGCCTTGCGCGATACCCCCTCCATGCTGGGGCGCGCGGCTCGGCGAACCGAAGAGAAGCGGACAACCAAACTCTTCGCGCAGACGGTTACGGGCGGCACACCGGGTAATCCCACGGTGGTTCCCGGGCCGAACACGGCGTTTTTCAACGCGGCCAACAACAACATGCTGTTGACCGGTGTTCGTGGATACACGGGCGTTCAGAACCCGCCGTTCAGTTCGGATGCTCTGGCAGCGGCTATTGAGCTTATAGCGCAGCAGACCGACCTTGACGGAGAACCGATCAGCATCGAAGACTTGGTGCTGGTCTATCCGCCGTCTCTCAAGGTGTCCGTGAAGAATGTGCTCGGCGCGAAGACCCTGTGGACGAACGCCCCGATTCAGGGCGGCTCGCTGACAGCGGCCGGCTCGGGCGCTACGGCTTCGAACTACAACGCAACCCGGCTCGAAGTGGCCAACTGGGCAACCGGCTTGGTCAAGGAAGCGCTGAATTATTACTTGCCCATCGTGGACACCACGTACGGCACTACCGCCTGGTACCTGTTCGTCAATCCGAACCTGGGACGCCCGGCGATGCAGTTGAGCTTCCTGCGTGGCCGCGAGATGCCTCAACTGTTCATGGGCGCGACCAACCAGATCGCAATTGGGCAAGGTTCCATCGGTCCCGGGATGGGGCCATCGATGGGCGGCGCGATGGTCAATCCGCTGGAAGGCGATTTCGAGAACGATGCGGTGCGGTATAAGATTCGTCACTTCCTCGGCGGAACGACGCTGGACCCGGTGCTCGGATTCGCGTCCAAGGGTACTGGAGCCGCGTAAGGAGTCGGGCTGTAAGTTGCGATTCCGGCCTGTCTGCTATTTGGTGTGGCAGGCAGGCCGCTTTTTTTTGGTGCTTGATCTGAATGAGTTGGAGTTACAATCCGGGTAACCCAGGGCCAGTGGACTACGTGCGCATGATGATTGCGGATACGGATATCCTGCATCCAATCATGTCGAACGAAGAGATCACTAATTCGCTCTACCTCACTTCCACCCAGGCGCTCTACCAGAACTCGCAGAACTTCGCCACCGGCCTGATATCCACCTCGACGGCGCAACAATATTCGCTATGGTATGCCGCGGCTCTGTGTTTGGATTGCATGGCTTCAAACAAATCTTATCTGGCGGCGATTCAACAGTTGCTGGACGTGAAGCTTGACGCCGCGAAGGCCGCTACGGCGTTGCGTGCGCAGGCCAAAGAGTACAGGGACCGTGAGGATAATTCAGGAGCCTTCGCTATTATCGAACAGGTTGTAACTAACTTCCAGGCCAGAGAGAGATGGCTCTATCAGTTATTGAGAATTGAGGGAGGATCTTAGAATGTTCCCGATGTTCCTAATTCAGATTTTGATCGTGCTCATCATCGTGGGGCTGGTGCTGTGGGTCATCCAGCAGATTCCGATGGACCCGACGATAGCGCGAATTATTCGAGTGGTTGTCATCGTGGCGGTAGCAATCTGGCTGATTTATTTGCTGGTCGGATTTCTTCCTGGGAGTGGGTTTACGCACAGGTGAAAGAAGCAATTCGGTGTACGCGACAGTAAGAACCCATCGGGAACACGGAATGGATTGGCTATCTGCAATCGTCGGGACGGCAGCAGGCGCGGTTGCGGGCTTCACTGGGAATGCTCTGCGGTTTTGGCGTGAGTCAAGTGTCACGGAGGCCACGCTTAAAGCCGAACTGGACAAGCAAGAGGCATTGATGTGCGCAAAACTTGAGGCCCTTGACGAAAAATTCCATTCGCACGTTGAAACCAACGAACGCGACCGGCGTGAACTGTTGAGTGAATTGAAGGATGCGGCGCGGACAATTCAAGCTGCGGCCCTGACACTCGGTGCTTTGGGTTCCGAGCAGGCAGTGGTCAACCGGGTGACGACTGAGACTCTGAAGGGCATTGCGGCGCGTCAGGAGGCCCAGGCGATGGAGCAAGTACAGCAGCGCGAGAAACTGGCCGAGCACTCGGCCATCATCAAGACACTGCAAGAGGGAGGTGCGTAATTTACCAAGATCTTGGATATACGATTGACTCCGTGATGCCGCTGGCCATCCAGACGGGCCTCTTTGTCTCTCTGTTCACAGCATTGCAGCCGCCGACTAGGCAAGGTCCCACGGGCAACATCATCGGCGATTGGACGCCCATCCCAGGCTTGATTGACATCGCCTGCACAGCACCGCCGCTACGCGATGCTTCGATCACAGCTACGGAGGCTCGTGAACTTGAGCAGATCCTGGCCAAGGAATTCAAGCACGTGTTGCTCTCGGGCTGGTACCCGCAACTCGAACAGGGTATTGCTACTGGCTGGCGCTGTCTCGTGGATGGCAATGAACTGGTGATGCTGGGCGCGGAAAGTGATTCCCAGTTCACTCAAACTCGTGTACGTGTTGAATTCGTGTCGCTTGGAGGTGCCGCTTGACCGATACGCGGCCCATCAAGATTCGGCTCATCGACCGGAACGACAACGTTCTGGATACGATCATGTTTCCGCCACGCATGGAAGGCCAGCCGCCGCGTGTGTTTGGCTGGTGCGGTCGCAAGTTTCTGGAAGACGATACCGGGTGGTATGACGAGCCGAGCGCTGTTGAGATTTCAATGCCCCAACAGTTGCAAGAAAAGATGCAGCGGATTTTGGGAAACCAACCGCATGATACGGGCAAGTTGGTGCGCGTCGGTGAGGAAGTCAAGGAAGTCAAATGAGTTTCTCCATCATTGCCAGCGGCGGTGCCCAAAGCCCCAACGGAACCTACGTGGTCAGCCCTGCGCTGAACTGTATCGGGGCTGGTCTCATCATCATCGCCGTGTGCTTCTCGCGCGGTCAGACAGTCTCGGTAGCCGATAGTCTGGGCAACCCTTACTCGCTGGGCTATGAAGTAGCGGACGCCTTCGGCATTCCGATCCTACAATTCTTATTCACGAATGCTGTAGTAGTCGGCGCGGCTATGACCTTTTTGGCATCTTCGAGTAGCGGCCCGGCAAATCCATCAATCGCCGTTATGGCGCTCTCGGCGTTCGGAGCGGTGGACCTCGACAGCGGCCAGAATCAGTACACCATGTCGCCGATTACGACGGGCGCCATATCCCCGGTGCCCGCTACTGATTTTGTAGTCTCTGCCATCTCAATGGAAAGCGGCCCGGCTCCCACGCCAGGGATAGGGGCACTGGCCTACAGCGCGGCGGCAGCGGCCAACGCCTGGGGTATCGGGATGAGCTACCAGAACCCAGCGCCCTCGACAACCTATGAATCGTGGGAATGGACTGGTGGATCGACGGTCCACTGCCAAACTGGCATCGTAAGCTTCTCGCTCTCTTCGTCGCCCGTGACCGGCAAGAGCCTGAAGCAAAAGCTGTTCTCGCAGGCATCCGTATTTGCGCCGCTACAAGCGCTTCTGGGAACGAATCCATTCAACTGGTATGACGAGCAGTTAGATATGAACGCCTTGGCGTCAGGAAAGGCCGCCATCGTGGTACGGCAACTCCCGCGGCGCCCGATGTGGGCCAACCTGGGGCAGTTGCCAACGAGCTTCACCCGCGTGCAATTCACGATTTACGGTGGAGTTCCAGATATCAACGCTGGGGCCGATTCGCAAAACTGCGATGCGGTTGTCACGGCGATGCAAGCATTTATGCCAACGTTCAACGCGACCGGTATCGTCAGTGTTCCGGCGCGTGGCAACCAATTGGTATTGGATATGGACGGTGGGCTGACGGACGACGCGGAAACCCAGCCCAGAACCTTCAAGAGAATTTTGGACTATATAATCTTTTCGAACGACAACTCGTAGTTTAGGAGAAACGAACAATGCCTATCGTGCCAAGCACTTCAGCAATCGCAGCCGGCTATTCAGTTCAAGGGCTGCAAATCCAGGTAGGCTTCGGCTCACCTCCGAACTACCAGACCATCTGCAACGCCACGGACTACACGCAGCCGATGATTGCAGAAACCGCCGACGTTACTAACGTCGGAAACCTGTGGCGCTCGCGCATCCCCACGTTGCTCGACATGGGGAAAATCAAGTTTAAGATCTTCTGGGTGATGACTGAGCCGACTCACCAGAACGCGGTAGCCGGTGCCATCTACGGGTTGCGCTACCTGTACATCAACCAGTTGCGCGGCGCTTGGAAGGTTATCTACCCGGACGGCAACAACTCGACGGACTACTTTCTGGCGTACATCACCGGGTTCAGTGAGACGCTGAAGGTCGGCGGCGCCATCGAGGCGGAAATCGAGATGAGCAACACGTCTCTGGGCGGCAGTGCAACGCAGGGCAGCGCGGCTCCGCAGTTGGTCTAGAATAAACCATGGCCGACTCAATTCAACCTATCGTTTGGCCGCAAGTGAAGATTGGCGAGAAGGTCTTCACTCTGCGGCTCTCGTACGCCGCTTATTACCAGATGGCGAAGTGGCGTACTTCAACTGATTCAGAGATGGCGGCGGCGGCTGCTGGGCACTTCGATGCACAGGGTCACTGGCATTCTGAGGGCTTTGAGAACGCAATGGGGATTATAGATCTTATTTCCGAGCAGCCGGCGGAAACCCATGAGACTCTTAACGCAGCCATTTCAGCGGCGCTTGCAGAGGCTGTAAAAAAAGCCAATCTCCGTCCGGCAGCCTTGACGCCCACCGAGACGGAGAAGACCGAAGCGGCCTAAGCGAGGAGCAGTGGCTGCGTACCTGGGCGTTCGGCACATCTAAGCACGGCCTTGGCTTAACATCCGAGGAACTGTGGGCCATGACTCCGCGCGAGTTTTCGGCGTTGCGGCAAGTGTGGCTCGATGAGCTTGAACGCCAAGCCCTTATGAACGCCCAGGTTATCGCCACCCTGTATAATGCCCATTTCGACAATGACGGTGTGCCGTACACGCCGGATGAGGTGCTCGGCAGGGGAAACCGTCAGAAGCGCATGGCCGAGGAACAGCGCAAGAAGTGGCTGGCCAAGCAGACCATCCGCAAATCGCGTAGTCCGCAGATGGAAGCTCCTGAATGGCTACTCGGCGTGATTCACGATAACGAGTTGCTGCGTAAGGGGATGATCAACTGATGCCTTGGACCGTTAGGCGCGAGGGAATCTCCATACTATGCAAGATTTTCGGGCATTGGTGGAAGTACGAACAGCCTTTATGGGACGGCTATCCTGCGATAATACGTGCTAAGGAATGCAGGCTCTGTCATCACAGAGTGGAATTTAAATGGGGAGAGGTTCCTGCCCCGCCTCGAAGAAAAACGGTTTAAGATGCCTGCCTCGACCGCCACCTACGTAGATTACGGCAACGCAGCGGCCATCATTGCGCGCATTGCCAATGGGGCGCAGGAGGGTTGCGAGGCCTGGGCGCAAATCGTTCTGCGGGAAGCTCAAGACTTGGTGCCAGTTCGGACAGGCGAACTACGAGATTCAGGGCACATTGAGGTGGTCGCATCAAGGGACACAGTAGACGTCTCGGTGGTGTTTGACTCACCTCATGCGGTATACGTCGAACTTGGGACTGGTCGTCGCGGCGCTGCTTCTCCTGGCGCTGGTCCAGGACCATACAATCCTAATTGGCCTGGGATGCCTGCACGGCCCTATATTCGATCGGCCTTTGATGCGAATAGCGATTCAGCCGAGACCATCATAGATCTGTTTGTACAAGGAGCGCTCTGATGGGTAGCAGTGCAAATGTGCTCGGCGGCGTTCGCGTTGACGTTCGCGCCGATTTATCCCAACTGGCATCCGATTTCGCCGCGGCTGGTAGCCAAGCAGCGCGGGCGGGCGCAGGGGTAGCGGCGGCTTTCACGGCAGCGTTTGCGACGGGCATGAAGGCGGCTACCGCCGCGGTAGCTCCAGTGAGTGCCGCTCTGGGCGGTATGGCAAGCTCGGCAACAAATATTTCTGGTCTGAATAACGCCATCGCTTCCTTGACTGGTTCGATGCTGGCGGCGGCTACCGCAGCGCAGGGATTTGCGGGTGCGGCACTGTCGGCCACAGTCGGCGTAAGTGCCCTCGGGAATGCCGCTGGAACGGCAGCGGTTTCGGTGCAGGCGCTCAGTAATGCATCGCAGCAGGGCGCTCAGAATGTTAATGCAGCCGGTGCCGCCAGTACCTCATCCAGCGTCGGCTACATCAGGCTCTACGCTGCCATCGCTCTTGTTCGCCGAGGACTTGATGAACTAGACAAGTTCCGAGAGACCGAGGAAACTCTCAAGAACGTGGCGGCGGCTACCGGCATAAGCGCCGAGCGGCTGGCGGCATTCCAGGGAGCCATCAGCCGGGCCGGTGGGGATGGCGAGGCATTCGGGCAGGTACTGGGGCGCCTGGCGCGCGCCCAGGAGCAAGCCGCTGAAGGCAACGCCAAGATGGTGGACGATTTCAGGCGTCTTACCATTACCGCCAAAGACCCAATTGATCAGTTCTATCAAATGGCCGATGTGGTTCATAATACATCGGATCGCTTCGTGGCTTTGGGCGTGGCAGCGAGAGTCACTGGCCGCAGTAGCCAGGAACTGGTGGGCATACTGTCCCAAGGGGCCGACGCCTTACGGGCGAACGCAGCAGCTAGCGGGGAATACGCAGCGGCACTCGCTAAGGCCATCCCCGATGCTGACCGGCTCACCCAGACCGAGGTTCAGTTAAAACAGGCAGTCTCCGAAGTTGCGGCACAGGCGTTTCCGGCTGTGATTGCCATTCTCAAGGGTGTGGCCGTCACGGTTGCCAGCGTAACGGACATCTTCAAGATTTTCTTCTCGGTAGTGATTGATGGCTCGTTCACGGCCGTGGCGGCGTTGGAAACATTCGCCAAGGTCTCGGGTGATGTCATCGGCGGAAACCTGGTCAAAGCGACCGCCGATGCGGTCCAGGGGTTCGATGATGTACGGATTGCGGCCAAACACCTGGCCGACGATGTAAAGGCCGACTTCGGCGGCACAAACGATTTTATCAACAAGATCCTGAACCCGCCGACCATTACGGCTACGGCCGGTGCGGGGCGTCCGTTCCCCAAGCCAGCGCAGACGGGGGCGAATCGATCCGGTGAAATTGAGGACCAGTCCGAAGCCAACCACGCCAAGGCCCTGGAGGCGCAGGAGCGTACACGGGCCGATACGGCACTCGCCATTCAGCAGGGCAGCGATAAGGCCATCATCCAGAGCGTAGAGAACCGTTACGCGCGGGAAGTTCTGTTGGCCGGCGAAGAGTTGAGTTTGGCCCAGGAACGGCAGCGCATCTTCACCGACCTGAGCAATCAGGAAGTGGCGGCGGCTGCGGCTGCACTCCAGAAGAAGGCAGCGCTTCAATCGCGGGATGGCAAGAACGCTGCGGCGGAAGTGGCGCGTACGCAGGGAGAAATTCAGGCAGTTTACGACCGCGGCGCGGAAGAGCAACTGAAACTTGCTGAGGATATTGCTAAAGCGCAGGCGCATCTGCAGGACACCATTGCGGCGCAGAATCGCGAGACGGCGCAGGAAGCTTCGAAGGCCGTCGCGGAATCGTTCACCAAAGATCTGGAGATCCTAAAGAAGTTTACCGAGCAAGTACGGGCGGTTCGTGAAGAAGCGGCGAAGTATCAAGGGCAGGATGCCGGGCTGGCTATCGAAGCGCAGCGGCTGGCGCTGGCCCGCGATTATGGGCTTCAGGTAGACAAGACCGGCAGGGATCAGGTTGCTTACGCTGAGCAAGTATCGACGCTTGAAGCGCAACGGGGAACGGCTCAGGTAACCGGCTTGCGCAATGCGGCTAATATCGCTGAGCAAGGAACTCCGTCTCTTGGAATTTCACCAGATGCGAAGCGGGCGGCAGACCTTCGGGCGCAGGCCGACAAACTAGAACTGGAGAATACCAACAAACTCTACGACGCCACAACGAAGATCGCTGAAGCGCAACAGCAACTCACGCTGCAATACCAACTGGGGCAGAACTTTTTGCAGGCGGCCAACGCCGCACCGGGCGCACTAGGGCAGGGCATCGCGGCAGGTGTATTTGGAGACAAAAAGGGCGGCGAGGACGTTGGAACCCAGATTGAGAAGAGCCTGAAGAATGTAGGGCAGCAACTGTTTGGGAATATTCTCACTACAGTTATCAAGCAACTGATCACTACGATTGTTGCTCAAACAGGTTTGCAGGCGACATTCAACGCGATTTTTGGTACGGCTACAACTACGAATACAGCCGCCGTTGTAGCGGCGACCGCCGCATCAGTTGCCCTAACTACTGCCATCACCGCCAACACGCTTGCAGTTACGGCTAATACATTCGTTCCCAAGCCATTCGGTTTTGCCGGAGGAGGCCGCCCTGAGCCGGGCGTTGCTGCGATTGTCGGTGAGCGCGGCCCTGAAATCTTCATTCCCGATTCCGCTGGTACTGTGATCCCAGCTGGCAAGTTCAGTATCGGCGGCGTGGACGGCCCGGTGATGCCTGCCCTGCCGCCTATCTCGGCATCGGCAACCAGTGGATCATGGTCTATCGCAAACATGAGTATCAATGCTCACGGCATCACAGACCCGCGGGCATTTGTAGATTACGTGGTGCGCGAGTTACCAAACCGGCTGAAGCGCACCGGGCCGCAATTCTCGCCCAGTTCCAGGGCCAACCAGGGGCCATCAGCGGCAGGATAGGATGAGCAATCCCTGGTTGGTCATTGTCGAGCCGTTCACCTTCACGGCATCGGGCACTGGAAGCGGCTACGCGGACGGTACGTACTTCGGCGTGGCGCTCAACGGCGCTGGCGGAACTGGCGCCCTGGCTACGGTGGTGGTTGCCTCGAATGCCGTAGTGTTTGAACTCCCACCAAATACCGAAGGGCCAGAGACCGGCGTAACGGCGCTCGGCTCGGGCTACACGGCTGGCGGCACGTTCACTGTAGCGCTCAGCGTGGGAGGCGGCTCGGGAATCACGCTCAACTGTTCGGTGGGAGGCCCCACGGACCAGACGCTCCGCATGGACGGGTCGAGCGGGCAAAAGGGTAGCTTCCGGTCCATGATGCTCCAGCGTTCTAATGCTGACATTCCGCTGCGTGTGGCGGCCGGTGACTTGTACGCACCGACCATCGGATGCCAGATTTACCTCTACGATTGGACGCTGGCCGGCGTTGGAACAACGGTGTTTGCAGGCACCATCGATCGAAAAGAGTTGACATGGGACGGCACGCAGGGATGGCGCATCTATCATCTGACGTGCGCCTCCATGGAGAGTTTTTTCGACACCATTAGGGTTGGCCCGAGCGGCGCGGCTTCCTTCTTTTGCGGTCCACAGATTACCGCGATGTTTTCGGCTCTCATGACAGGCACTCCGATTACGCTTGGGACCGTGGATGATGGCGCATTCGTGCCGTACAAAGCCTGGGGAAACTATCCGCGGTTCAGCGAGATTATTCAGGACCTTGCGACCCTGAGTGAGTTTGTGTGGGGAGTCGCGGCCGGACCTCCTTCGGGACTGCTGCCGTCTTCCCTGGAATTCTATTTCCAGCCGCTCACTACTACGCCGTCGCCGTTCTCTTTGGCCACTGATCAGATTCAGTGGCAGACAATGAAATTTGACCAGAATCGGGCCGACTACCGCAATCGCCAGATTCTGCAGATCCAGGCGACGGCCTTTGCGCAGTCTAGCGAACTGTTTCCATGGAACGGTGTCCTTCCGGCGCACTTTGTTCTGTTGCGACCGCCCGAGACCGTGACATTCGCTTTTGCCTTGACCGGCATTCAGAGCAGCGCATTGGGCACGTTCACCGGGCAGCCTTCACCGGGCGACACGATCAGCATTGGCTATCCGACCTCGGGGAGTATCTACAACTGGGTGGCGAATTCGCCGTATCAAGTCGGGCAAATCATCATTGACGGAAACGGCTTCGAGTGGACGGTTACCGCTGTAAGCTCTCCGACTTCCAACCATTCTGGAGCCACGATTCCGCCGTTCACTTCCAACGACAACGTGGGCGCTACCCTGAGTGATTTCCAGATTGTCTGGACCTGCAATGGCAAGCCTCTCGACGGAAATTACGTCTTCGTGGTGGCGGATGGTCTGGACAATACCCAATGGGGTCAGGTGGTTATCGGGACTACGCTCGCCGAAACGATTCAGAACTTGGTGGATGCCATCAACTGCAATCAAGGAGCGACGGCCCAAGGCATAGAATTTTCATGGCCGACCTGGGAAAACCCGCTGGTCAATGCCTATAACAGCACGGCCACGCCGCCAGCCTACATCTCGCCGCCTGGTTCAAACCAGATTCTGGTAGCCAACAAGCCAGCGGGAAACTACACGGCACAACTCGGAAAATCGTGCGCCAACTTCTCGTGGTCCGGTTCGCAGACCTCGGGGGGTGTGGCCAACACCGTAACGGCACTTCAAATTGCCATCAACGGTCAATCGGCCAGTGCCAATATCTACTACACTCCCGGTGAGCTTACGGTGTCCCTGGCCAGCGTTCCGGCCGGCACGCACGCCGGGTCAATCCAGATTCAGTACACGCGCCTGGGCGGCGATTGCATCATCTGCGAGGACACCTTTGACGTGGTGGCGCGGGCGGCCATTGAGCACTCGAATGGTAAGTATCAGCAGTACACGAGTGACACGAACCAAGGCAGCAACTCGGCGGGGCTTCAGGAGTGTCAAGCGGCTCTCGCGGCGTGGCTCCCAATCCCAACTGCCTTCACCTTCGAGACCATTATCTCGGGGTTGCTGCCGGGTCAGTGGCTGGCGATTTCAATGTCTGATGTGCCGCCCGGCATCGCCAATTTAGTCAACGGGAATTATGCCATTCAGGAGGTACGCGGCGACCTGATTGTGACGCCGCAAGCGCTGGCGCTGGAAGCGTTGGGAGGGCCGCCAAGCTCGGGGCACTATCGCTACACCGTGGACGTTATTGACGTGGCCCAGATTGGCTCATGGCTACGGTTCTGGCAGGACTTGCTTGGCGGCGGTGGCCAAGGGACGGGTGGTGGCGGCGGCGGTGGTGGAACAAGCCAGATTTACGTGGCGCAGTTCGATATTGCGGACTCGACCATGGGTGACGATGTGGGGCCGGTAGTTCCTATCACGAGCAATGCCAATGCCCTACGTATGCTCGGCGTCCTCCGTGCCGCCATAACCTCAGACCTGACGGTGCGGCTGAATATGGTCCTCGGACTGTCTTCGGTGGTGATCGGAAGCATCACGATTCCGCATACCACAGCGCTGAACACGCCAGTCACGAGCACGACTTTTACAACCACGGCCCTTATCCGCGACCATGTGATTCTGTGGGACATCACGGCCAGTGATGGGCAAATTATCCCTGATTCGGTGGCTACAGTGCGCTTGGAGTATCAATAATTGTATGATTATATGGAATGGCCCGATGTCTGGCGTAGCTCAGGCTGGTCGGAGCACTGGTGAAAACCAGAAGGACGTGGCGCTCGCAAGCGCGCGAGGATACTCGCGGTTCAAATCCCACCGCCAGAATCGGGCCATTTCATGAGCCTCCAAATCGCAAGCAATTACAACTACGCGATTTGCACACCGAATATTTACAAACTCATCTCCGCTCAACCGGATCTTGCTTCGCTCATCTCGACCATCTCCACGTTGCTTCAACTCACCGGCTGGCAACTGGCTATGACGCTGCCGACCGGCGTACGGCTCCTCGGCGCCAGCCCGCAGGGATACAGCGTGTACCTGGAACTGACGCAGCAGACCACTGGGATTTCGAGCGTACCAAATGCGGTTGGCTGGCAACTAAAGAGTGCAGTCGGCACGGGCGCGGTTGGCACGCTGGCCTATTCTCAGTTCGACACGCTGTCCACCTACCAGATTGTTAGCTTCCCGTGCGGCTGGTTCTTCTCGCGGCCATTCCAAGACGCCGATGCGGTGTGCGGCGGAATCCCCTACGATCCGTACTCAGCCCTGATTGGGCCACCTCCCAGCCCGCCAGGCGATTGCAACCTGGGCACCCTGGTAAGCTCCGAGATTTGGTGGATGATGGCGCAGAGCGGCAGCGCGGGCGTTTCCGTGGCCAATCCCCGGAGCACCTTGGACCGGAACTATGGCAACACGACGGGCGGAACAAATTTCACCCAGCAGAACTGTGGATGTCAGTCTGGCACCGTGCGGGTAGGGACCGGCAATATCGGAGACCCCCAGATTCTGCGCCTGTCCAGCACTATCCAAGAAGGCAGCGGGACGCCGCAGATTATCTGCCCGCCCATCTGGTTCAGCGGGCAGGATTACATTTACCCCTCGTTCATCTCGTGGGGTGATGCCGCGGGCCTGCCCATCAAAGTGCGTGGGCAGGCGTACAATTGCATCAACCGGACGGGCAGTTACCCCTCGGACATGCAGCGGTCCTGGGACCTGTACCAGTGGATCAATTACACGGACCTGTACTATTTCGGTTCGCTCTGGGTATTGCTGAGCGGCGGACAGGTGGGGAATACGGCATGGCAGAGCGCATGAAGGGAGGTGATGCCACTTTGGAGACCCGATTAAAGGGTACGCCGGATTTTGAGTGCGCCTCTGGTGGGGATGGGACGCTGGAGGCGCGTCGATAAATGCCCATCTCTGATTATGTCTACTTCTCGCCGCATCGAGCCTTCGGCAAGTTCGGTGCGGTGGGGTACGGCCAAATCACCCCGCAGACCAACATCACCAGCAGCCTCGGGTGCGACACCATCCAACTTACGCTGCTGGCTGCCAATTGGAGCAACGCGGGCGGCATTCAGGCGACCGGCTACGTCGGCTTCCCACTGGTCATCCCGATTCTTCCAGATGGCTCCGTGGGCGGCGGTGTGGCGCTGGCCGCCCTCTGGCAGGGATTCGCGTTCTGGTTCTACAA